TGCTAACATACCTAAGATTATCAAGGCGATTATTTCCGTTTGGACGGCATTTAACTGGATAAATTTGGGTAAAAATATCGTCACAGCGATTAAAAACGGTATTAAGGATTTGCCTGCCAAAGCCGGAGAAATTATCAAGTCAGCCGTTGAAAAAGTTAAGTCAATCTTTTCCGGCGGCGGCATCGGAAACGTTGTATCCAATATCTTTAGCGGAATTAAAAACACTATTTCCAACGCAATGGCGGCGGTGAAAAGCACTGTTTCCGGTATCCTCGCAGGGATTAAAAACGCATTTGCGGACAAACTTAATGCCGCAAAAACGGTTGTTTCTAACGTAATTGATAAGATTAAGGGACTTTTCAAGTTCTCATGGAGCTTGCCGAAACTTAAACTTCCCCATGTATCTATCAGCGGCTCATTTAGCCTTGTCCCCCCCAGCGTCCCGAAGTTTAGCATCGAATGGTACAAAAAAGCTTATGATAATGCTATGCTGTTATCAAGCCCCACAATCTTCGGAGCGGCTAATGGCACACTTCTTGGTGGCGGTGATGGCGTGGGAAGTGAGGTTGTAGCTGGTGCCAATACCCTTATGGATATGATTCAAAGTTCCGTTTCCGGTGTACTTGATGATTATTCCACTGGCTCCAGTTATGGCGCAGACCCCTTGGCGGGCGTTGAATCCGTGCTAGAAAAACGTTTGTCCTCTATTGAGAGTCGGCTTGACACCATGATTGCAATGGAAAGCCAGTATTATCCCCAGATGGCTAGTACCCAGATTGTCATGGATACCGGCGCATTGGTGGGAGCAACTGCAAGTGACATGGATACGCAGTTAACAAAAATCAGTAGAAAGAGGTTGAGAGGCGTATGACCGGAATCAAATTTGGTGATTGTCACACCTGGGACGATTGGAAATTGCTTCTCACCTCTTGCGAGATTGGCTTGCCAGAGGTGAGGACGAATACAGTGGAAATTCCTGGTATGGATGGAAATCTTGACTTAAGCGAAGCTCTCACAGGTAACATTGTTTACGGCAACCGAACCTTAAAGTTTGGCTTCCGTGCCGTAGAAGCTCTTTCCGGTGGGTGGGCTGATATGCTATCTACAGTAATGGCGATTCACGGCAAAAAGTTAAAAATTATCGTGGACGGAGACACAGAATGGTATTATCATGGGCGTTGCCAGATTACCAGCTTTTCCCAAAAAAATACGGTTGGAGAGATTGAAATTGAATGTGATTGTGAACCTTACAAGCACTCAATCCACAATAGCTACACCGTTAAACTGTGAGGTGATGATACAAAATGTATAAGATTATATACTTCCATGCCGGAGAATCAGCGGGAAACCCGCTGTATATCCCTGGGAATGAGTATTATTGTCTCACAGATTGCCAGCTCGACCTAACAATGGGTGGAGCGGGAGAGCTGACCTTTGATATTCCCGACAAAAACCCCGCCAAAAAGGATATTAAGTGCCTTGCGGATGAAATCGTTGTGTACCGCAATGATGTGGAAATTTTCCGTGGCAGAGCGGTGACCACTCAAAACGATTTTGACCGGACTGGAACCCTGGAGTGTGAAGGCATACTATCATACTTGTATGACAGCTGGTGTCCTCCCTACGATTTTAGTGGCTCTGTTAGGGATTTTGTAGAGCTTGTACTTTCTGCGCATAATAAGCACGTTGGAGAGCGCAAACACATCTATTTAGGCAACATTTTCGTCAAAGACCAGAATAATTACATTGTGCGCAGCTCTCAGGATTATAACAGGTGCCTGGATGTGTTGACCGAAAAGCTCACTAACAACGAGAGTTTGGGCGGCTATCTCAAAATCAGATACGCCAACGGGAAACGCTATCTTGATTATCTTGATAATTACGGAAGTGTTGCCGAGCAGAATGTTGAGTTTGGCTATAATCTGATTGATTTAGCTACCGAAATTGAATATAGCAACTTAGTTACCGCCATTCTGCCCCTGGGAGCCAAGATTGGAACCGATGATGGGGAAGAATCCAACGAACGCATTACAATAGCAGACGTTAACAACGGAAATATCTATATTTCTGACGCTGAAATGGTCAGTCGTTACGGATGGATTGCCGAATGTGTGACTTGGGACGAGGTGACAAAGCCAGAAAATCTGCTGACAAAGGCAAAAGCTTATTTGCAGAGTGCTAAATATGCAGTCAGGACGATTTCTGCCAAAGCTGTTGATATTGGCACCGTTGACCCTAAAGTGTTTTCGCTTTTCTTGGGCGATAAAGCCCATGTTTTCAGTACACCTCATAACATTGATATATATACAGACGTTACAGAGCTATCCATTCATCCTCTCAATCCTGACCAAAATTATTATACTTTTGAGGTCGAGCAAGCCGCTATTCCTGACGACTCGGACGAGGCTTATATAGAGGTGTCCCCCCATGATAATTCTTCCGCTAACGGGGAAACATCTGACACGGAATTTTACAATTTTGAGATTAAAAACCTTTTTTTAACTCAAAATGGGGATGAAACAGAACATTTTGTAGACAGTTCTGGCGAAACTGTATTTACTAAAACTCTTGTATTTGCGGATAGAAAATACAGGGAAACAGCCCTAGAACACTTTAAAAAAATCGCAGGGGAGGGAAACGGATTGTATCTCACCAAAAAGGCGCAGAGTGACGGAAGCGAAATCTATTACCTTCATGACGCTGAAAAGTTAGAAAATTCCGTCAACATCACACGAATTAACGAACGTTCCGTTGCATTTAGCACGGACGGCGGCGAAAACTACTCTTATGGATACACCATTGACGGCTCGATTGCTATGGATGCACTGGAAGCAAATGCCATTGCCGGAACAACTCTCAAAATCAGTTACGAGTCACTTAACCAGATTTTGTCCACGCTATCGGTTGATGAGGACGGCGTACTTTTAACCGCCGACAATGCCGCCACAGGCAAGCGGGCTAGAATCACTGTCACGGGCGGCAATTCGGGAGAATCCCCCACTGTTGAGGTATCGAGTCCCGATGGAGAGATTATTTTTTCCGCAAAATCTTTGAGTGCAGAAACCGAAAATCTCCAAATTTATGATGATGGCGGGATTGATACTAACGGAGACATTCGCACTGAGAAAAATGTGGTTGTCGGCGAAGCTATATCTAGCGTTGACGGAGAATTTACGGGGACGCTCACTGTCAACGAGCTTGACAGCAATAGCCTTAAAATATCAACATCTTCGGATACAAAAACACATCTTTATGCAAAATCTACGTATATTTCTTCCAACTCTGTGACTTATAATATGCTGGATGGCTCTACTGGGGATAAGGGCGATATTGCCCTCACCTCCGAATGGGGTGTCAAGCCCGTTGCAAAGAGCTCCGACTTTGCAGAATACCTGCGAGTGAAATTGCCTGGGGAAGAGTGGGGAGAACACAATAATCCCTCCTTATACAGCGTATCAGGCTATGGCGAACTTAGATGCACCGGAATTGATGTGCGAATCAACGCGTCAATGGAACTGTCGGACTATAAAACGCCCACGAGCGGGAACGACTATCAAGAGCTGACAGCACCTTACCAGCTTATCAAAACCGACCGGAATGGAAACGTTTTTGTCTTCGGCACACTTGACCTGAGCGACGGTGCATTAATGCTCCCCACGGTCAAGCCTGGCGGTGGAATCCAGTCAGATGTCATGCCGCAGAGCGCAAACAAATATAACATCGGCTCGTCAGACTACTATTGGAAAAATATTTACGTTGGGACAATTTATCGTAGCTCGGAATCCAACCTTTCCACCTCCGACAGGAAGAAAAAGAAAGATTTTGTTCCCATTGGTGCTGATTTTGACGCAAAATCGTTCCTTATGGCTTTAAAACCTACCACATATAAATTTAAGGACGGCTCTGAACGTACTCACATGGGCTTTATCGCCCAGGATGTTGCTGAAGCGGCTAAAGCAACCGTTGGTGATGTGGCGGCTTACATTGCGCACCGAAAAGATATCAAAAACGATGAAGAAAATCGTGCTTTTGAGAACATTTCTGACGATATCAAGGAATGGTATCTTGATTATCAGGAATTTATCGCACCTCTTGTGGCTGTGGTACAGGAGCAAGAAAAGCGCATTGAAACTCTGGAAAGGATGATTGCAGATGGCTTACACGAGTAAATTCAGCGGCTCAGAAATTGATGAAGCTGTGGAAAAATCCCTGGGAAGTGATGCACTCCCTAAAATTAGCACAGATGATAATGGCAAGATTTTGCAGGTTGTCAACGGAGCCTGGGGCAAACAAGTTCCCAGCTCCGAAGCACAGGAAACGGCAGACGAAGCTAAAAAAGTTGCTGAAAATGCAAAAACTGCGGCAGATAACGCACAGATTACAGCAGATAACGCACTGAACTTAGCCACGCCTGTTGCCGTTCAGCATCGGAATATCTATCGGGGCAAGTCTCTGGGAACATCTGTCACCGCCGCCCAGAAAGCTGCTATCCAAAACGCCACCTTTGATGATTTGTATGTTGGCGATTATTGGACGATTAACGGTACTAAATACGTTATTGCCGATATGAACTATTGGTATAATCTGGGGGATACTGCATTTACGAAGAATCATCTGGTGTTGATACCTGAAACACCCCTGTACAGCACTCAGATGAATGCGACAGCCACAACCGCTGGTGGCTATGTGGGCAGTAAAATGTACACGGAGGGACTGACGCAAGCCAAAAGCACCATTGCAACTGCGTTCGGAGATATGGTGCTGACACGCAGAGAGTATCTTGCCAATGCAGTCACAGATGGTCGCCCCTCTGCCGGTGCGTGGTATGATTCGGTTGTAGAAATCCCCAACGAAATCATGGTATATGGATTTTGTGTTTTCGCACCTGCAATAAGTGGCAACGTTGTGACACCCCGATACACAATCGACAAACAGCAGTTATCGTTGTTTAGGCTCAGCCCGCTTGCGGCAAACAATCGACAGTCGTTCTGGCTCCGTGATGTGGTATCATCAACCCTCTTTTCTGCTGTCAACGGAAATGGTGCAAGCAATGCGCCCGCAGCATCGGATAACCGTGGCGTTCGTCCGGTTTTTGCAATAGGCTAATTTCAAAGAAAGGAAGATACGATGTATTATATTGTGAAAAAGGAAGTCCCTCTGCGGGACTTCCCGTCTAGTAAAACTGGTAGCGTTATCAAAAAGTTGTCGGTCGGCGTGTTGGTGACAGCGGATGACTGCGGGAAGTTTGTCAACACGGAGTTGGGTAAAACCTATGTGCCGGTTATCGTGGACGGGAAACGCCTGTGGGCGCATGAAACGTATTTACAGGCAATCAGCGACCGTCAGGCGGCGGCAATCAAGCATGGCGAAAGCTGGCTGGGGCGAAAGCCCCAGACTAAGGCTATCGCCTGGTACAACAGCACGGAGCAGGGCAAGAAAAGCCCCAAAAAGAAAGAAGCTTACTGCACAGTAGGCGCATTATGGGGCGCATCCCAGGGAACTGACCTGGGCGACCTCATCTCTAAAAATGCGCCTACTTTGGAGGAGAAAGCACGGAAAAAGGGTATTTTCCACGCTAAAGATAGCGGATACACTCCTAAATGTGGCGATTTGCTCTTGTGTAAGGGGAGCGGAAAAACCAGTGCAAGCCACACTGAGCTGTTGGTGCTGAAGGTGGGCAATGTACTGCACACCATTAACTATAACGCCGATAAGGTTTGCAAGCGGCAGGAGCGGAAAGTGTCGGATAATTACACTTACGGCTATGTAGAAATTACTTACTGAGAGGAAGAAAAACGTGAGTGATACTATCCTTGTAGCGGTCGTGTCTGGCGCATTCACATTAGTGGGTAGCTTCACGGGCGCACTAGCAAGCCACAATCTAACCGCATACCGCTTGCAGAAATTGGAAGAAAAGGTAGAAAAACACAACAAAGTGATTGAACGGACTTATATCCTGGAAGGACAAATGAAGGAAGTCCAACACGATATTGTGGACATGAAAGGAAGATAACTATGAGTGATTACATGAAGAAATGGTTGAAAGCTGCTGGCATCCGTGCTGTCAAGACCGTGTGTCAGACCGCTGTTGCTCTGCTCCCTGCCGCTGTGACTATTACGGCGGTTGATTGGGTGACTGTGGTGGGGACTGCTGCTTTGGCAGGCGTGGTCAGCCTGCTGACCAGTGTAGCAGGATTGCCGGAGGTGCAGACAGATGAGTGATACTACCAACGCCGCTGGGCTGAAAAGTAGCGGCGAAAGTAATGTTAAGAGTAACGGAGGAAAGCAATGAGTGATACTATCAACGCCGCTGGACTGAAAATGGTAAAAAAGTGGGAGGGCTTGAACCTCACCGCCTGTCAATGTGCGGCGGGGGTTTGGACGATTGGCTGGGGTCATACCGGCAAGGTGGACGGCGTGGCGGTGGCAAAGGGCATGAAAATTACCAAAGCCAAGGCGGAGGAACTGTTAGCCGCTGACCTGAAAAAGTTCTACGGCTACACAAAACAGATTAGCTACGTTCCGGTTGCTCCTGCGCTGAACGACAATCAGCGTTCCGCCTTGTGCAGTTTTGCCTTTAATTGTGGGGCAAATAACCTCAAAAAGTTGTGCAAAGACCGCACACCAGCGGAAATTGCCGATGCAATGTTGTTATATAATAAGGCGGCAGGAAAAACCCTTGCTGGGCTGACGGCACGGAGAAAAGACGAGCGGGAACTATTTTTGCTCGACATGAAAGGAAATCACGATATGGATACATTGAGGAATGGCGATAAGGGACAGCAAGTGAAGGTGCTGCAAAAGCTCTTGAATTGTGGGCTGACTGTTGACGGCATTTTTGGAGAAAAAACTGAGACTGCCATCAAGGAGTACCAGGCAGTGAATGACCTGACTGCTGACGGCATTGTTGGAACTAAAACATGGTCTAAATTGCTGGAATAAATCAAAAAAAGAGGGGCTAAACGCCCCTCTCTATCAAATCCAATATGAACCCGAATAACCACTAGCCACTATTGTACGCCGAATCTTCTTGCCCCACAAAGTGGGCACAAAGCTTGCGAACCGCCGCTCGTCCGCTTTACTTTTGATGATAATCTCAATTTCTCCCGGGCTGTAATCATCCGCATCAAGTCCAACCGACCGTGCCATACGCTTTAACTTGCGCCGCACAGACCTCTGTGTTTTTGCGCCACCAAAATGGGCGGCAACATAAACCATTATCTTCCCGGTGCTTTTAAGCGCGTCATAGAGCTGGACTTCAAAATTCTCGGATGTCTTTGCTTCGTGGCGTGAGCCGCGCCACGCAAACTGCAAACCACCGAACTCAAACGACTCTTTGCTGGAAACCAGCTCAGCCAAATTATACTTCTTCTTCACAATAATTCCTCCTGGTTGTATTATTTAATCACTACACAGCATTCATTGACCGGTTCCCATGCATATAAATCCTTGCACATAGCTTCGAAATCCTCCAGATTGGCTGGAATCTTCCATCCAAACACAACATCCGAAACAGGCTCGCCATTGTAGAGACTTGTAACCAGCAACGCTGGCTGACGGCACGTTTCATCGCCATCGTCAACGGTAGCGATAGCCGTTACTTCCTCAATGTGATAAACAACACCGTAGCTGGCTGTAATTTCAATGGTCTTCATAACAATTTCCTCCTGTTGGGTGACTTATTATTTTTTTTGTGTCCCCCTCTTGATGTTTAAATTATAGCACACCTCTCCAAAAATGTCAACAACAAATTTAAAAAATTAAATAAAAATTGGAAGTGACGAAAATGAGCGAGCACAGCGAACATTTAAATACTCGCCGCAAACTCAGAGCAATTCCCACAGTATCGCAGTTCAACGCCCTTCTTGACTCTTGCACACTTTCAGAGCAAGATAAAACGATTATAAAACTCCATTATATTCAAAGCAAGGATTTTGGCTATATCGCCGACATAATGGGATTTTGTGAGAAAACTGTAAAGGAACGTCACAAAAATGCTTTAAAAAAGCTTTCAAAAGTTATTTAAAAAATAAGAGCCTGTCCAAATGCGGACAGGCTCTTTTCTGTTCCTTTGAGGTTACTTTTATATTGCAATTAAGTGGTATTATTTAATCAATCAACAAAGACGATGAAGTCTCTGTCGCTTGGGTCTCTCCAACAGAGGGCGTACTCAAACCGGAAACACCCTGCACCGCCCTGGTCAACAGGTGTGGTGAGGTACTCAACTACCCCTTCGATGTCTCCAACGGCTACGGGTTCGCCCATGCGCTGGCTTTCTTCTTCGCTGTAAATGTCAGCGAGGAGTTCGCCGGAGACATCCATGCCCCAATCGGAGCCTTCCCAGCGGCGGACGGTGATGTTAGCAATCTTTCCGTTCTTATCCATAACCTTCATAATAATTTTCCTCCTATTGTGGGGCGTTGTTTTTTGTGCCCCCTCTTGATGATTAAATTATAGCACATCAGTCTCAAAATGTCAACAACAAATTTAAAAAAATAAAAATCGGAGGTGACAAGCTGTGATGCCGTACTACGGATATCCTCAGCCGATGCCTTATCAACCATACAGTCAGATGTACAATCCAACGCCCACCACGCCACAGGCACAGCCTGGCGGAATGGAGGTGGTTTCCGTCCAAAATGTTTCCCAGGTGGAGCAAATCAGCGTCCAGCCTGGTCAACGGCGGCTTGTTATGGTACAAAACGAGCCAGTTATAGCGGCACGAGTCGCAGACCAGATGGGGCTTGTGAGCACCGAGTATTACCAGCTCGTCAAATTCACGCCCACCACGGGTTCGGCGGTTCCTGTTTCTGGCGATTCGGAGTTTATCACCAGAAAAGAATTTAATGAATTTGTTGCAAAAATCACGCAAAACACAGGAAAGGAAGCTGAATCATGAACCCTTTGTTTCAAATGATGGGAAACCCTGTTGCCAATAACCTTAACAATATGATTGGAACTATTAGCCAATTCAAGAATTTTATGAGTGGAAAAAATCCCGACACATTAGTACAGGTTTTAGCCCAAAAAAATCCTCAATTTGCTCAGTTTTTGAAAGCAAATCAGGGGAAAAGCCCTCAGCAGATTGCCAGCGAGAACGGCATTGACTGGGACTCCTTAAGAAATATGATGAAATAATTGTTTGCGCAAACATTATTTAATAAATTTAACAAATTTTAGAAGGTGAATGTATGTCTATGGACAATTTTTCCCTTT